GTGCGCCGCGACAGCCAGCTTGTAACGTCGCTTGGCCCGGCGCTGGGGCTCGACGCGGCGGCGATCGATGCGCTGTTCATCGAGGCGGCAGACCTCTGATGGGTTACGTCAAGCGCCTGCTGATCGCCATCGACCAGCTGGGCAACGCGGCGGCGATGGTTTTATTCTTATCGGTGGTTTCTAAACAGGAGCAAGTAAGATGACAGTGATTTCTACCAAGTCCGCAACGGGCGCAAGTGTTACCTTTTCGGGCATCCCCGGCGGCTTCGATGCGCTGGTGGTCGATCTGGGGGGTGTATCGTTCGCGGGTGCTGGCGGGCAGACGGGCCGAATCACAATTTCCAACCCAGGCGGCAATTCCGGATTGTTTACCGGATCGCAGGGCATTGCCCCGGCCAGCGGCCTTGGCGCGGCGACGGGCGTGAACATGCTCTGGGCCTGCGCGGGCGGCATTTCGGCCATTCGCATCAGCGCCAAGCCGGGCGACAGCTTCGATGCGGGCAGCATCACGCTTTCGGGCGTGTGAGGCCGGTTTAGCCGGGTGATCTAGGCCATGCTGGGTTTCCATCCCGTTGCCGGTGCACCGCTTGGCGCACCGGGGCTGGCTTCGGCTGGTGGCTCCGGGATTGGTGCGGCAACCGGAACCGGCGTGGCAACTGGCGTCGGCGCGGCGTCAATTGGCGCGTCGGGAACGGGTGAGGCATCAGGGGCTGGCGCGGCGTCGTCAACCGGAAGCGCAATCGCGGCATCAACTGGTGCGGCGACTGGTTCCGGTTCGGCGGCGTCAACTGGTGCGGCAATTGCAGTCGCAACAGGCGCGGCAACCGGGGCAGGATCAGCATCCGCCGCAACAAGCACGCTCTCCGCCGCAACGGGTAATGCATCGGGCGATGGCGTGGGCGCTGGTATCACATCATCGCTTGTTGCGAGCGAAGGCGCGGCGTCTGGCGAGGGTGACGCTGCGGCGTCTGGCGTGGCTGCGATCAATTCGGTTGGCGCAGCGTCTGGCGATGGATCTGCAATTGGCGATGCGTCGGCACTCGCGTCTGGCGCAGGCGCGGCAACCGGCGTGGCGTCATCCGGGGCAACTGGCGCATCATATGCGGCGGGCGTGGCCCTTTCCGCTGGGTTTGGCGTGGCTGTTGGCGACGGGCAATCCATCGCTCGCGCGGCAGGTCTATCCGATGGCATAGGTGCAGCGAATGGGAATGGGGCCATTCTCCTGCCGCCGTCCGAAGATCGCAACGTCGTCACACTTGGGTGGCCGCGCAATCGCGCATCGCCTGATCCTGCGCGCATGGCGGAAACATCTGCACTACCCCGCAACCGCGCGACGGCGGTAACACCTCGCAATGCCGCGACGGTAAGAGTGGCGCGATGATCGCATGGCCCGCCAAAGATCCAGCCGAGGAACTTGATTTCTCATGGACCGTGCCGCTCGATACGGGCGATAGCATTGCCACGTTCACTGCGACCAAGGCGTCCGGCACCGTCACAAAGGAAAGCCAGTCCAATAGCACCACGATTGGCACGGTCTGGATTTCGGGCGGCACCGCCAATGAAAAGGCGTATTTCACTCTTGAGGCAGTGACGCTGGGTGGGCGCACGTTTCGCGAATCCGCAATTCTGCCGATTATCGACCGCGCCGCCGAATTGCTTGGCACGTTCCGCATGCGATATCCGGCCTTTGCCAGCATAGACGATGGCAAGATCAGCTATTGGCTTGCCGACGCCGGGCTTGTGATCGGCTCAAATTGGCCGAGCGACTGGATATTGCCAGCCAAGGCATGCTGGACCGCGCACAAGCTGGCTGAGAGCGGGGCGCTGTCTGGAGCTGTCCCGGCTGGACTTACCAGCTTCAAATCCGGCACGTTCTCGGCAACCGTGAGCGACAGCATCGCCGGGCTTACCGGGCTGGACGCAACGGTCTATGGCCGCGAGTTTCTGGCCATGCGCCGCTCGCTGTTTTCCGGCCCGATCATGTCATGGAATTCGCCGGAGCGGTCCAGTGTTTGACGCGCTTTTCGCCGATCTGGCAGCGGGCTTTGCGGCGCAATTTGGCGGGCCATTCTATGATGGCACGGTGACTTGGCCCGGCACGCCTACCTATGACAGCGGCGGATCGATAGATACCCCCGCCGATCCGGTGACTTCGGAGTGCCAGGTGCAAGTTGACGTTGCCACCGAGGACATGCGGACCGACGCGGGGTTTGTCGCAACCGATATGCGATTGCTTGTTCTGGCATCATCATTGACCGGCACGCTCGATACCACGGCGCGCATTGCGGTCGATGCGGGGCCATACGCCGGGACCGTCTGGACGCTGCACAGCGCCACGCGCGACCCAGCTGGCATCGGATGGGAATGCCGGGGAAGGCAAGTCCGATGATGAAGGGCCGCAGAGAGTTTCAGAATAGGCTGGCGCGGCTTTCCGGCTCCGAAGTCACGGCTGTTGCGCGCAAGGTTCTATATGTTGGCGCGGATATGATCCGGGCCGAGGCATTCCAATCCATCTCGCGCGGCAGCGTATCGGGCAAGGGGCATGTGCCAAGCGCGCCCGGCGAGCCGCCAAACCGCGATACCGGCGTGCTGCAAGCGCATATCGAGAGCAAGTTGACCGGGCCATTGACGGCGGAAGTTTCAAGCAATGCGCCCTATGCCGCTGCGCTTGAGCTGGGCACAAGCAAGATGGCCGCGCGGCCTTACATGCGCCCGGCCCGCGACAAGAAGGCAGCCGATGTGCAGCGACTATTTGCGTCGGAAATAACCAATCTGGCAAAAGGACGATAACCATGCCGACTATCAAACTCGCATCGCCGTGGACTTTCCGCACGCCGGAATTGACAATCGACTATCCGGAAGGCTCGCACACGGTTGACGCCGATATCCATGCCGCCGCGCTTGCAGCCGGGGTGATCGAAGGGAAAACCAATGGCAACGGGTCTGCAAAAACTGGTGCGACGGGCGATACTGACCCGCCTCAAGGCTGACACGCCGCTAATCGCGCTTGTCCCGGCTGCACGCATCCTGCCTCAAGGCGCGGGCGGGGATAAGGCTTGGCCGTTCATCCGGCTTGGCGCGACCGTGACGCAACAACTCAAAGCCGCATGCGTCGCGGGCGGGATGGTCGCGCTCGATATCCATGCTTTCGCACGCGCAAAGGAGAGCGGCGGGCAGGCAGTCGATACCGCAGAGGATCACGCTGCCGATATTGGCGCGGAGATCGAACGCGTGCTGGCTGACAATGTGCTGACGCTCGAAGGCGGCGAGAAAGCCCATATCTCGCTGTCCGATATCAGCCTTATGCCGGACGAAGAGCCGGAAAGTTTCCATTGGTTTGCCCAAATCAATGCTCGGGTATTGGCCTTGCCCGCATAGCCTGCTAGGCTGCGCGCCGTGTCAGATCCGATCCTGCTGGCGATGCTGCGCCAATTGCTGCGCCAAGGCGTGCTGTCTGACATGGATATCCAGGCGATGATGGCCGATCTTGAAAGCGATGGCCATGCCAGCGCAGCCTATAGCGTGGCAGCGGCCTATGTGGAGGCATGCGCAATGGAGACTGCATCCATTGAAGCCAAGGCTATTGACGGCGGTAACGCCTTGGATTGAGCGGCCCTAACCCTCGCGTGTATTTGCGAGGAGTTTGACGCATGAGCCTTCCAGTCGAGACTGACTTTGCACTGATCAAGATCGGTGACGGCGGCGGCACTGAGGTTTTCACCATCGCCTGCGGCATTCAGGATATCACCGTCAATGAGACTGTGAACACCTCGGACCGCTTCGTGCGCGACTGCGCAAAGCCCGGCGAAATCCCTTATCGGCAGGTCAAGGCCACCAGCAAGCAGATCGACGTTTCGGCGTCCGGCCTTCTCGACAAGGCGCATGTCGCGATTTACCGCACCGCCGCTGGCAAGGTGAAGAATTACAAGATCGAATACTATGCCGACGATGGCACCGACGCGGGCGTGCTGATCGGCACTTGGGCCGGGGCATTCATGCTCACTTCGATCAACGAGGGTATTCCGCGCGAGGGCACCACTTCGGTTGAATTGAACCTTGCGAGCGATGGGGCGGCAACGTGGACTGCGGCGACTTGATGCGCGCACATGGAAACCCGGACGGCCCTGCAATTCGCTGACGGCGATTATGACTTTTGGCTCCCCATGCCTCGCGTGGTGGCTATCGAGCGCGAGACGGCGCGGCTTGACCGTGACGGCGTAAAGCAGCCGCATTCGATCTTTGCCATTTTCCATGACATTGGCAGCCACCTTGCCAAGATCGGCGAGGAAAGCGTGCTGGCCGGGCCTTCCCCTGCCCTGCTTTCCGAGGCGCACGCGATCATTCGTCATGCCCTGATCGGCGGCGGGACTGGCCTTGTGAACGGCGAAAGCCTGCCAGTGGGTGAAACCGTGGCGCGCGATCTTGTCGAGACGTATTGCTACCCTGCCCGGCCTGCGATCTTTGATCTTGGTCTGGCCTGGCAGATTTTGAATGCCGCAATCTATGGCATCGCCCCCGGCTCAAAAAAAAAGGACGCAAAAGCGAGCGCGCCAAAGCGTTCAACAAAGGCAGGGTCATCGTGAATTGTGGGGCGCTTGGCCTTGATTGGGAGCGGCTATCGCTATCCTGCTATCTTGAGGCGATGACCGCGCAATCGAGCGACGGCAAGGATGAAAAGCCAGAGGTTGAGGCAAGCCCGCGCATGATGCGGTTTATCGCCGCGCATAGGGATGGCGGTTAATGCCCCAAGTTGATCCCGTCATTCTGCAACTGCGCGCCGACGTTGATGACTATCAGCGCAGGCTGACTGGCGCGCAGCGGCACACCGATGAAAAGCTGGACGCAATCGAGCGTCGCGGTTCAAAAATGAGTGCTGGCCTTAGCCATGGCTTTAGCCTCGCCAAGACTGCCGCCGTCTCATTCGCTGCATCATTGGGCACCGATGCCATTATTGGCGCGATCAATCGCGGTCTGGAATACGCATCATCTCTTGGCGAGGTTGCGCAGCAATTGGGTGTTACCACCGACGCGCTGCAAGAATATCGCTATGCCGCCAGCCAAGCGGGCCTTTCCAGTGAGGAAATGGATCAAGCGCTTTCGCAGCTTACCCGGCGTATCGGTGAGGCGCAGAGCGGCACGAAGGCGCAGGCGGAAGCGTTTGCCAAGTTGGGCGTCAACGTCAAGGGGTTGACGGCTGGCAACGCAATCCCCGCCATTGCCGACGCCATGCAGAAAATTCAAAGTCCGGCAGAGCGCGCAGCCATTCTCATGGACCTATTCGGGCGATCCGGGCAAAAGCTGGAGCCATTGCTGGCTGGTGGCGCGAAAGGCGTCAATGAGTTGCGCGAGGCTGCTCATAAATTGGGCATCGTGCTTTCCGAAAAGCAAATCCAGCAAGCCGACGAAACGGCAGATAAGCTGTCTGCGGTCAAGCAAGTGCTTGAGGCAAAGCTTGCTGGCACAGTTGCAGATAATGCTGATGCCATTCTGGAATTGGCTGATCGCCTTGAGCGCCTTGCCAGTGCGGCGATCAAGGCATTTCAGGCTCTGGACAGGTTCAGTCAGACCAAAGTTGGGCAAGCCCTTGCGCAAGTCGGAAGGCTTGGCAGCGAGCCGCTAGTTGCACTTGGCCGTCTGGGCGGCGCGGCGGTGGATTATGTCAATGGAACAGGAGGGGGACGCCCCGCTGCCGCTCCACGCGGTTCCGCGAATATCAGCCAAATGTGGAAAAATGCGCGCCCGGCTGGATTGCCCCGCGCCAACTTCGCGGGCGGCGGCATCGCTGGTATCGGCGGATCGCCGCTGGACGGGTATGCGCCGGGCGGCATTACGGGCGGGCTGGCTGCGATCAGCGGTGGACCATCCGGCGCGGCCAGTATTGGCGGCTCAATTGTTGAAAATGCGTCCGATCTTGGCAAGTCGATTGGCGCATTCGGCATAATGCTTGACCGGCTCAATGCTGATCTTGCGGCGGCAACCGCAGACTTGACGGGATCAATCCAAGATCGCGCCGATGCTGAAAACAAGCGAATTGATGTTGAACTAGCCGAAGCGAAGATGCGCATTCGAGAGGATGCGGAGCTAGACGACGTTAAGCGCCAATTGCTGCTGAACGCTCTCGATTTGAAGGCGTCAACGGATCGGCAACTTGTCGCGCAGCGCCTTGCGGAAGGGATCGACCGGCAGACGGCAGACGCAAAGCAGGATGCTGCGCGCCGCCGCGAAGAAGCCTATCGCCAGCTAGGTCCGCTTGGCCGCTACAGCGCTGATCTGCGCGAGGGCAGGAGTAATACCGGCGAGCGTATCGAGGCGCTTGTTGTCGAGGAACTGGACCACGTTCAGCGCGGAATCAACAATGCGATCACGAAACACCTTGGCATCGACGATCCGTTGATCAGCGGGCTTCTCGATATTCTGCTAGAGGATATTCTGTTCCGCCCCATTGCCGATATTCTGTCTCAAAAGAGCGGTGGCGGCGGCATCCTGGGATCGATCCTTGGCGGCATATTCGGCGGCGGATCAAGCAAGGCCGCGCTCAAAGGCCGCGCATCGGGCGGGCCGGTATCACGAGGCACGCCATACATGGTGGGCGAGAGCGGGCGCGAGATATTCGTGCCGGACCGCTCTGGCATGATCATCCCTGCCGGACAGGTGAACGCAATGGCCAGTCAAGGCGGGCAAGGCGGCGGCGTGGCGACGGTGCGGCTTGAACTGTCGGGCGATCTCGACGCGCGCATTCAAAGCGTGAGCGCCGGGGTGGCGGTTGAAGTGGTGCGCAGCGCAGCGCCGCAGATCGTGGACGCCAGCGCCCGCGAGACAATGGCAAGAGCGAACAGGCCCCGGATATGAGCGAGATCACCGTCCCCAGCCAAGCTGGCCTCATTCTGGACAGCCTCACGCTCTCCGCGCCCATGCAAGCCAATCGCTCGGCATGGACCGGGCGGCGCAAGAGCATCGGCCTTCCCGGAACCGAGGGATGGAAAGGCCGTATCTCGATTGATTTGCAGGCCACCGAAGACGACGAACAGCCGTGGCGCGCGTTCCTGTTCGCGCTTGGCGGGCCTGCCAATTGGTTCAAATACCAGATCGCCTGCGACCAGATCGCAGTCAGCAATCCGACTGTCGGCAGCGGCGCAAGCAATGGATATACCCTGCCCATGGCCGGGATTGGCACCGGCACATTCCTGCGCGCCGGGCAATGGATGACAGTCCCGCTACCCTCTGGCCGCAAGCGCGCGGTCTGTCTGATTGCCGATCTTGTCGGCAGTAGCGGCACTGGCACCGCGTCATTCCGCCCCGCGCTTGGCGAGACACCGGCTGGCGGCGCGACGATTGAGGCAACCGATCCATATATCCCATTCTCGCCCACCTCGGACGAGCTGGGCTTTGATTTCAGCCAGGGTGTCGCAAGCACCAGCTTCGATGTGGAGGAAGCGCAATGAGCCTTCCTGACGGCACGGCAATCGCGGCCCTATCGGCGCAGACCGTCAAGCCGGTATTCTATGCCTTTCTCGACATCGCGGGCGGTACGGTGCGCTGCAATACGTCCGGCGCGAACGTCACCCCGTCCGGCACTGGCGACAGCAATCTCGATGGCCATGAATTCATCGGCATCAATGCCGACTTTATTGACATCGCCCCTGTCCGATATGCGACGGGCGGCTCCGAAAGCGTGATCGCCAAGCTTTCGGGAATCCCCGATCTGGACGATGTGAGCCTTGCCCTGATCGCAGACCCGGCAAAATGGCGCGGGCGCAATGCCTTCCTCTGGCGCGTAATCCGCAATGCCAGCAATGTTCAGCAAGGCGGCTTCCACAATTACTATACCGGCAAGATGACGGCCATATCGCATTCCGGCGATGTGCGCGGGCAGGCCATCGCCGTCACCATCGAGAGCTACCTCGCCGTATTCAGTCAGGCCAGCAACCGGACCTATATGGACCAGGAGCGGTTCGATAGCGGCGATCTCTCCGCGCAAGCCGCGATTGCCATCGCCAACGGCAATTTCTCGGGCGGTGTTGTGCCGCAGACCATTGACCCGTCGCAATACGGCGGGCCGTGGGGAGGGTTTGGTTTCTGATGGCCCGGCTGCCAGATTGGGAGCGCCGCTTGAGCGCCTATCTCTCGGCTCCGGGCCGGGACGTTTTCGCATGGGGCGCGAACGATTGCGCGCTGTTTGCAGCGGGCGCGGTTGAGGCAGTGACGGGTGAGCATCCCTTCCCAGATGTTGCAGGCACCTATTCGGACCGGGAAGGCGCGGCGGAAGTGCTGCGCGGTCTGGGCGGCACATTGTTTCGCACAGTCGATACCGCATTCCCGCGCAAGGAAGTCGGCTTTGCGCAGCGCGGCGATCTTGTCATGGCGCAGGATGCGCTGGGCGTCTGCATGGGCGCGCGAGGCGTGTTCCTGCAACTCGACTTGCCGGGCTTCGCTTTTCTGCCTCGTTCGTCTTTCACTCATGCGTGGGAGGTCTAGATGCCTCCTGTTCTAGCCGTAGTTGCTGCCGTTGCGACCGTCGGATCAGTTGTCGCTCCGCTTGTTGGCGGTGCCATTCTTGGAATTTCGGCGGCAACATTTGGCCTGATTGCCCTTGGGGCAAGCGTCGGATCGTCGCTCTTGCGCGGCGGGCGCAAGGCCCCGGAGCCGAGCCGCGAAAATGTCAACCGCCTGCGCGCGAATATCGACGTGCGCGCGCCGCGCAAGACCGTCATTGGCACCACGGCAATGGCAACGGATATTCGCGACGAAGAATTCACCGGCACAAATCAGGACTACTTCCACCGCTTCATCGTTTGCGCCAGCCACAAGGTTAACGCGATCAGCGAAATCTGGTTTGATGACAAGCAGGCATGGACGCTTGCAGGCGGAGTGCAAGGCGAGTTCGTCGGCTATCTCGATGTTGCCGTGGTGCTTGAAGGCAATTCGGGCAACGCCATCAATATCAGCGCACGCATGGGCACAACTCGCCGCTTCACTGGCTGCGCCTATGTCCACCTGAAATACAAGTTGACCGGCAATGACAGCAAGGTCGATAGCCCGTTCGCCCAATCCGTCACCACTCGGATCACCATTATCGGCAATGGCGCGCTGGTGTATGATCCCCGGCTGGACAGCACTGTTGCAGGCGGCTCCGGCTCGCACCGTGCCGACAATCAGGCGACTTGGGCATGGTCAACCGGCGCGTGCCATAACCCGGCGCTGGCGCTGCTGTTCTACCTTCTCGGATGGGAGATTGGCGGCAAGCTAGCTGTCGGCAAGGGCATTCCCAAGGATCGCATCGATCTTGAGAGCTTCGCCGTCGCGGCGAATATCTGCGATGAGAGTGTTACCAAGGTCGGTGGCGGAACGGAGCCGCGCTATCGCGTGGCGGGGGTATGGAGCGAGGGTGACAGCCCGAATACCGTGATCGACATGCTCAAGGCGTGCATGAATGCCGATCTTGACGACGTAGATGGCAAGCTGCGCCTCACCATTTTCACCGATGACGGCTTTTCGTCCGATGCTGATTTCACCGATGACGATATTCTGAATGCATTCGAGTGGCAGGCAAGCCGCCCGCTCGATCAATCATTCAATGTGGTGCGCGGCGTCCATACCGATGCGAGCACCACCTCGCTTTATCAGCAAGTCGATTATCCGCAGGTTGCCGCCACAAGCCCGGATGGCATTGACCGGATCATGACGCTCGACTTGCCGATGGTGGAAAGCGTCAGCCAGGCGCAACGCCTTGCGCAACTCCGCCTTACCCGCGAGGAATTCAGCGGCACGTTCAAGGCGGATTTTCAGGCGACGGCATGGCGCGTGGAAAAGAACAGCATCGTCCGGCTGACATTTGCCCCGCTTGGCTTCGTCAACAAGACTTTCCGCGTGGCCGAAATGGAACTGCGCGTTGACGGCGTGGTGCCATTGACGCTGGTCGAAGAAGACCCGGATATCTATGTTGCTCCGGCGCTGCAATATGGCGTCGATGGCGTGGGCACCACGCCCTATGACCCACTGCTCAATCCGATCATCGACGCGCTGACTGCGCCAGTGATCCGGCTTGCCGCCACTACTCAAATCATCACTTACGATGCCTATGGAGTGCTGGAGCCGACGACGCAGGATAACCTGTTTGAGATTGCCCGGATCAACGCGACGGCAACCTGCAACTGGACGCTAGAGGATCTGCTCGGCAACACCCTGACTGCGGCAACCTATCTATCTGCGACTTCCGGCGATAGCGTCACCATGACGGCGGCAGATTTCAGTGCGGCGATTGCGGTCAATGGGGCCATGGGGCTTCGCATCATCGCCACGGTGATCGAGCCAAGTATCACTCTCGTCGAGACGATCAACGTCTATAAGCTGCAAGACAACTCAGGCGTGCTAGTTGGCTTTTTGACCAATCCCGACGTATCGCTCTCAGCCACCAGTGCAGGCGTGGTTTCCAGCTTCGCCACGGCTTCCGGCACGTTCAAGATGTTTCTGGGCACCGATGACGTAACGACTAGCAGCACGTTTGCAGAAGTGACGGAGACGAATTGCACCGGCACTGTCAACGCAACGACAGGCGCATATTCAGTGACTGCGCTTTCTGCGGACAATGGCAGCTATACCATGACGGGCACCTATGGAGCCTATCCGGTTATCACGCAGGTTTTCACGCTTTCCAAGTCGAAAGCTGGCAGCAATGGTTCGCCGGGGACGAACGGCACTCGCACCGCCCTGCTCTATATGTATCGCTGGTCCAGCACCACGCCGACGACATGGCCAAGCGGCAGCGTCACCTACACATGGGCAACCGGGCAGTTCACCGATCCGGGCACGCTGAATAGCTGGAGCCGCACGATCCCCGCGCATCCGGGGGGCACGCAAATTCTCTGGCGCATCGTCCAGATATTCACCGATACCGATACCAGCGCGACCGACACGGTGACATGGACCGGCAGCTACACGCCGGAGCAATACACGCCGACGATTGGTGATCTGGCGCTGCTGAACACAATTGCTACGGTCAAGATTGATGCCAACGCGGTCACTAAGCTGACATCGGCCTACACCGCAGGTAACGCTACTCTGACAGCCAACACTTTCACCGAGGTGCAGGCTATCACCTTCACGGCAACGGGTGAGCCTGTGAAGGTCACGTTTGGTATGAATTTGTTCTACACCGATGCCGATTACACCAATGCGCTTTGCCATATCCGGGTGAGGAAGAATGGGTCCGATTGGGCGGGGCCGTTTGTCATCCCCGGACCAGAGGTTAATGGTGGCCCTGATCTTGGCTTTATGTTCATGGGGTCGCTGTGCCTCACGGATACGCCGTCGGCGGGCTCCACAACCTACAGCCTACAGGTGAAAGCGTACATGTCCGGAAGTGGTTATTATTACACCCTCTACGACCGCTACCTTGAAGCACTGGAGACAAAGCGGTGAGCCTTTATGCAGTCTATGACCCGTCAACGGGCGAAATACTTCGGGTAGGTAACTGCACGCCGGATGATCTTGCTGTAATCGACGCCAAAGTGGCGGAGAGCGGGCACGCTGCTATTGAGCGCTACGACGAGAGTCATAATGATGCTACGGCCTATGTGTTGGACGGCGTCGTCACTATCCGCCCCGCCATGGGCGCGACAATCGACGGTCTGACGCTCAGCGACATCCCAATCGGTGCGGTGCTGACAATCGAGGGTGTCGAATACACGATCACCGATGGCGAGGCCGAACTGAGTTTCAGCGCGGCGGGAACCTACACCGTGACGCTCTCGCACTGGCCGCATTACGACCAGTCATTCGAGGTTGTGGCGACATGATCATCAACCATGACAGCGGGCCGGGGCTGCTGGCTGCCAAAGATGCCAAATGGGAGCGCGTCAAGGCGCTGCGCGCTGAAAAGCTGGCGGCGGGCTGCACCATCCCCGGCGTGGGAGCTTTCCAGACCGACGAACGCTCCATGGCCAATATCCATGAAGCTGTAACGGGGGCCTTGCTCGCAGCGGCGGCGCAGCTTCCCTACACCATCGAATTCACGCTTGCCGACAATACCCGCCCGACATTCAACGGCGCGCAGATGATGGCAATCGGCAAGGTGGTCGGCGAGCGCAAGTCGGCAATCCACGACTATTCGCAGGACGTGCTGAAGGTGGCGATCTACGCCGCGACCGATCACGCCGCGCTGGACGCAATCGACATTGAGACGGGATGGCCTGCCTAAAAATGACGGCGGTAACATTCCGCCGATGATTGCAGGACAGCATATCCATGCTGCGCCGATGGAATGGAGCCGTGCAAATGTCAGACAAAAATCGCGACCTAGACCGCATTGCCGATGCGCTGGAGCGGATTGCCGATGCGCTGGAAAGGATCGCCAGCGCGCCCGCGCCGCAGGGGATCGAGGACGAAGGCGGCGGCAATGGCAATCCTCCGCCGCCCGGCCCGTAACCATGCACTGGTGGACGGCCCTGATGCTCGCC